TGAACACATTGTTAATCAGTAATGTGGACGGATCTGTTTCCGCAGACATTACTGTAGACATCAGCAAAGACGGGACAGTAAGACACATCATCAAAGCTGCACCTGTGCCTGTTGGGTCCACACTTTCCGTTTTGCCTTCTGCAATTTACCTTGAAGAAAACGATAGTGTCCGCCTGACTGCAAGTGCTGCCAGTGACCTTGAAGCCATAGTCTCTTACGAAGAGATTAGCTAATGGCAAATTATATAGGAGCAAAAACAGCAGGAGTGATTGCAAATGTTGATGGTGGGACGATCAGCAACGCAACGCTGGACAGTACAGTGACGTTTCCTGCTGGAATTCCTGTGTTATTATCTTCATCAAGTAATACATCTGCTGTAACAAGTGTTGAATTTGATAACACCGTAATCACCAGCATTTATAAACATTACATTTTACGGATTCACACAATAATACCAGCTACAGATGCGGTTAGCTTAAATTTAGCATTTAGCACAGATAATGGTTCAACATTTAAAAATGTAGCAACTGGGAAGGTATACAGTCGGGTTGGCGCTGATTCTTCTGACCCTGAATCGACAGCAGAAACAACAAATGGAATGTCTTTTGGCACAAACTTGGGGAATGATGCCGGAATTGGACAGTCAGCAGAAATAAGCATTTTTGGAAGTCAAGATACAGACTATAATTATTTTGATGTCAAAGGATGGATTTCTGGAAAACATATCAGTGCTCACTATGCTTGGTGGACATCTGCCTATGTTAATCACGGGGGATCAGCTATTGACTTCCTAAAGTTGTCTTTTTCATCTGGTAATATAGCAAAGCATAATTTGGACTTGTACGGAATAAAATGATTAAATCAGTAAACGGCAAGATAGTACAATTAACAGATTTAGAAATCGCAGAGATAGATGAAAGAGATAAAAAGTGGATTGAACAAGCATATGATAGAAAGATTGCAGAACTCCGAATCCAACGCAACCAACTACTAGCACAAACAGATTGGCGCATGACAACAGACTATCCCTACTCAGATCAAGCAGCATGGGCTAGTTATCGTACTAGCCTCCGCAATCTCCCAGAGTCAGCAGAACCATCGCTAGATGAACAAGGAAAACTTATAGTTGATTGGCCTCAAGCACCGGATAATGTATGAGTAATGCGAGGGAGATTGCAGATGCTGGGCATACGCTTAAAGCGTGGGTAAATTTTGATGGAACAAACGGGTTTAGTACTAATCCTAGCACAAGTGCAATTCGAGCAAGCCTAAATGTTGACAGTATTTTGGAAAATGCAACTGGAGATCTAACTATTAATTTTAGTTCGGGTGTCATGCCGGACGGCAACTATTGTGCAGTAGCTCTTGCAGGACAAGCAACAGGCCCCGGTGCGCATATTATGGAAAGGCATGACTCTAACATTAGAACTTCATCACAATTAAGAATTTATACTTTGAACGAAAGCTATAATGCTGTCGATACTAAATTTGTTAATTTAGCTTTTTTCCGTTAAGAGATAAGGAACCAAATGAAACTAGCAATCTTTCAGCCAACCGATTCTGATACAATCTCCGTGCTAGTCCCAGCACCGAACTGCAATCTTACGCTTGAAGAAATCTGTGCTAAAGATGTCCCTACGGGTGTCAAATTCAAGATCATCGAACATACCGATTTGCCGGAAGACAGAGAGTTTCGCAATGCTTGGCAGTATCCACAGATTGAGACAGACTTTGATGGAGTGGGAGCGTGATAACGATTAACCTAGACCGTGCAAAAGAAATCAAGAAAGAGTCATTACGACAACAACGCAAGCCTTTGCTAGAAGCGCAGGACGTAGCGTTTCAAAGAGCGTTAGAATCCAACTCAGATACAACTGCAATCGTAGCAGAGAAGCAGAGATTACGAGACATTACGACACTGGTGGACACGGCAACAAGTGTAGAAGATTTGAAGGCAATTAGTATCGAGCAAAACTGATGGCATACATTGGACAGGTTCCGGTCCCCCAGAGTACAGAACATAGAGTTGAGATAACAGCAACAAGTGGACAAACAGTTTTCACGGTTGGAACCTATGCGGTAGGATTTGCAGATTTTTACCTCAATGGGGTTCGTCTTCAGAATACTGATGTGACTGCTACCGATGGGACCACGGTAACTCTGGCCTCTGGTGCTGCGGCTGGAGATGTCCTGACAATGATTGCAAGAACTCAGACAACCGATGGTTCTGCTGGATTTGCAACAACTTCCGAAGTGCAAGGTACGCATACAACAGGAAGCATAACGTCTGGTGCTGCTGCTCTGACAGTTGCCTCTGCTACGGGAATCTCAACAGGTGATCATGTGGTTGGGGAAGGAATCACTCCAGGCACAACGGTTTCAGCAGGAGGTGGCACAACTTCACTGACACTATCAGCAAATGCTGGTGCAACTCTAAGTTCCGATCCTGTCAGTTTCTACAAAGCAGACAAAGTACTGAGTCCTGGGCTGGTAGGTAGTCAGTTATGCCGTGCTTGGGTGAATTTTAATGGTACGGGGACGGTAGCGATCCGAGCAAGTTATAACGTAGCAAGCATCACTGACAACGGAACAGGAGATTACACTGTAAATTTTACGACTGCAATGCCCGATGCAAATTATTCTGTGTCGATTAGTGCGGCTGATCTCGCATACGGTTGCATGGTGTTCATTCAAAATGCTAATGCAGTTTTAGCAGGATCTTGCAGAGTCCAGACACGGCTAAATAATTCAACTGCACCGGGGTTAGCTGACAATGCTTTTATTTCCGCTAGCTTTTTCCGCTAGCAAAATCACCAATTAACCAAGGCCGAGCATATGCCAGACATGGTTCAAGTCCTCTCCGATTTAGGAGGAACATTAGGATCACTCCTAGCGGCATTTATCTATATCTGGCATCTCCAGAAGTCATTTCAGATTGAACGAGATGGTTATCGTCAGGAACGAGATGAATTACGGAAAGAAGCACTGGAAGAAAGAACCCGTTGGGTGGAGAAAGATTCGGAAGCGGACCTCAGAATGATAGAGTTGCAACAGTCCAGTTATCAGAGTTTGATGGGAGTGATGCAGGATACTGCCAAGGTGCTACAAGATTTACATAGTTCCATAAATGAGCTGAAGGTTATGATTGGGGATGTAAAGAAGTGAAACCCTTACTCCTCCTTCTTCTACTGTTCTTCACAACAGCAGCCCAGGCCCATGAAGAATTGGAGTACAAGACACGCTTCCTCTTTACCTGGTCTGGCAATTGTGTCCAGAAGATGCTCCCAGATTTTCAACGCCAGGGAATGCCGTACCTGTTTGCTCTCAGCATGGCGAGCCAAGGGTGCGGATGTGTGATTGATGAATTTAGAAAGAAACACACAAAGAACGAGGTGCTGGGATTCAGTGAGGAAGAACGGTTGAAAAAGTCTATGTACTACACCCAAATCTGTGCTGGTGAAATTAAGGAGATGTGAATGTCAGTCAGTGAGTCGAAGAATTTTAGCAGAGATGAACTGAAATGTAGTTTTTCAGGTGAGTGCGAGATTGAAGAAGATGCACTTCAACGACTGCAGGCATTGAGAGATGAGTGGGGAAAACCCATCCGACTGTCCTCGGCATATCGTGCAGCTCACCATCCAAGGGAACGCACAAAACCCAATGGCCCAGGGCATCACCACGGATTGAATGGGAACGGAGGTCAGGCGTTTGACGTTTTGATTGCAGGGGAAGACGTCCCACCATTTATCGCATTAGCAATCAAACATGGATTCCGAGGGATTGGGGTGAATCAAAAAGGTGAATGGAATCAGAGGTTTATCCATATTGACACAAGAGACAAATACGCTTGTTGGAGTTACTGATGGAAATCTTTAACGCACTGATTGATTCAGGCGGTTTGGAATTATTCCTAGCTGCAACGGGGATGGGAGCCGCAGTTCCCGCAGTTGTTTTCTACAAACGAATGCGGAAAGCAAAAAAGATGAAGGAGCAGATCTTTGGCTAAACGAATGATTGAAGTTGCAATCCCTCCAGGTTTCATTGATGGAACTGCAAGGCAGGTCAAGTCTCGGTGGATCAGAGGGAACCATGTTCGATTCATTGCAGGGCGGTTGCGTCCGATTGGTGGTTGGCAGGAACTCCCACTGTCACGGCATTCTGCCAGTCTGGACAGCTCATCAAGAGGGCATCATCAGTGGCGGAACAATCTTGGTGTAGGATTGATGGCATTTGGTACAGCAGGGACAGGCAGCACCAGTGGAACATATGGGAAACTGTTCGCAATGGAAGTGGTCAATGCAACAGAATTTACAGATGCAACCGCAGATACAACGTCTGGATCTGCAAACATCACGGTAGATGACGGGACAGCATTTGAAGTTGGGGATCTGATTTCAGGTTCTG